TTTTGTATTGCCTTTTAAATTATTAGTAATCGTTGCAAATGCCTCAGTAAAAATAAAATAAATATATTGCTCAAAAGTATTATTTATTAATTGAGTTAATTCGTCATTGCTTTCATTTAAGGTAGCCTCTATCGCGCCCGTTCGTCTGCCATTCTTTGAATACTTTTTACTTGCATCTGTCGGCATTCCCTCTTTTTTTTGTTTTTTGGCAATAGCAAAAGCAATGCGTTCAGCCTCTTTGCCACTTTTGCCCATGCGTTTGTTAACATACTTAACCAAAGCGTCAATATATTTTGATTTTTTTTTACCGCTATTTGGGGTATAAGGTATGCGCTCAGGTTCAATGCCAAAGTTTAAAATCATGCCGTAATCATTCAATAAAAAATCAATCTTTGCGCTTGATGCCGTCGCCTGAATTTTGTACTCAATGCTTTTAACTAAATTCCCGCTGAGGTTATGTCCTTGCGCAATAAATTCCTTTTGCAAATTAATTTTGATTAATTCGCCAACATATTTACCCAGTAATTTAAAGGAATCCTCTTTTGTCATTTATGCGTTCAATTAATGTATCTAATTTCAAACGTATTATATAAGTTTCATAAATTGTTTTTATATAACTGAGGTTTTTATTGTCATGCCTTATATCCCCTATCTCAACAATTTCATGCAAATAAATATTAACCATTTCAAACTCAGAACAACCTTCACATAACGCGCTTACCCTTATAAACATATTATAATAATTCTAAATCATTTGTTGCTGGGGGAACATCATTAAAGTTATTAGGCAATGCGCTAATATCAGCAGTTAATAACGGGCAATCATTCAAATAAAAAATACTAAATGTTACCTGAATAACAACCAAAGAATCATTGTGCGCATCGCTAAAATAATCAATATTAATCGGGCTTGTTATCCCTATTTGGTATTGCGAGCCTCTACCTATTCGGTTAAACTCAGATAAAACATTTACGGCTAATGTTTCCAAATCCCTTTGTACTTCAATTATTGAACGGGCGTTATAACTTGAATCATTATTGTAATATTGCAAATCTGAAAAAACCAAATTTAGATTAATATTATTTTTAACTGATTTTTCTTTTATTTCAATAGTTCCGTCGGGGTATAATAGTTGAACTTTTGGGTATAAACTTCCAACGTTATTTGCGCCCGTCCAATTATTTTGAATATTGGTATTTATATCTGAATAGTAACCATAATGATAAAACCCAACCGTATTTGGCTGGGCAACGTTTAACGCTAAACAGATTTGATTGAAAAGATTTGATATTTGTACTAAGTTCATGATTTTTGAAATGCGTTTAATAAATAGCCATTGAGAAAACACAAGGCGCAAATAAGCGTATGAATCCAACCCTCTGCAAATAAAGCCGAAATACATAAACCTACTAAGGCAAAGAAAGATAATAAATATTTTAGGATTCTCATTTCTTTTTGCTTAAAACTTGATTTAGATTATTTTGATATTCAACCTCTGCTGAGCGCGCACTTAAAAAGGTATAAGCCTCATATAGGTTTGCTTGTTCTGCGCTTTCCAAAGGCGTTAAATCAGGACGGTTAAATATACCGCTTTCTGCTAAACTTTTTAATGTTAAATACCAACCGAATGAATCATTTAATTTTTCAACGCCAGCTTTAATTTCGTCAATTGTTGAGCGCTTATATAATTGTTTATACTTAGTTGATATTTCACGTTGAGCCTCAACAAAAAAAAAGCAACGCGCCATACATTTTCTAAATTCCAACCTAAAAACATTTCCTCGCGTCTTAGTAAAGAATCACTATATTTCTCATCTTTTTTCCTTACCAGTACACACATGATTTTTGAGATTGCATACCATTGACCGCCCTCAACTTTTTTCATATTAGCCAAAAATTGCGAACTTTCTGCAAATTCAATAACCGTTGCATTTTTCAAATATTGCTCAGGTAAATACCAAAATTCCCCGTCAACCTCAATAACGTTTGAATACTCAACCGTTGGTAAATCGTTTAATATTTTAGTAATATGCAAATAAAGGTTCGTTAAATCGTTTGTATTCATTCCCTCATTTTCGCCCTTACCCAAAATAACGCTTTCATTTAAACCCGACCAATACGAAACAACCTTTGCGTAATAGGGGAAAAGTTTTTGATACGTTACAATATCGTCAATTGAGGCAATGGCTTCGTCCAGTTCCTTTTGAAATTGCGCCGTACCTTTTTTATCGTTTTCGTCTTGCGCCTGAATTAATTTATCATTTAAAGAATCAATCTTTAAAAGAATTTCGGGTCTTTGCGGTTGCACTAAATCCAAATAGGTTAAATATTGTTTTAGCGTTATATCCTTTAATTCATGCGGGTATTCAAACCTTTGCCCGTTTGAGGTTTTAAATATTATCATTGTTTTTCTTTCTGCCTCTTTTGGTTTCGCTTGTCGCTAATATATTGCCCTCTGCATTTTCAATTTCGTTTAATTCTTTCGCCTCCATTAAACTAATTTTTTTTGGCTGAGTATATTCTATTTGCTTTGCGTTTAAAACGCCCGCGTTTGGGTTTATTTGTCTTTCAAACCTATTTGTACGGTTGTTATTAAGAAAGTTGCTAATTTGACCCGCCAAAGCCTTTGCGCGATAATTTGCTGGGTAGTTTGATAAAACCCCTATTGCATCCGTTAATACTTTTAATTCCTCGTTTGTCATAGTTATTTAATTTTATGAAAATGCTAATAATTTTTTGTTATTCCCTTTTAACATTCCGAGCGCATAATATCGGCACGCATCCCAGCAATGGTTAAAGGCATCAATTGGTTGGTTTGTTTTTGAGCCGTCTTTTAATTCGCGCCATTTATAACTCTTTGCCTCTTTTATCCAGTTTATTGAATCCCTTGTTAAATGTATTGAACCATAATTTTTAAGTAACTGTATTGAGTAATTAATTGAATCCGCGCCTTTATCAGCGGGCAAAACGTTCCAACCAAATAACCTCAGTTCCTTAATACTTTTTGGGTCAGCACTATCAGCAAAGATATTAAAACTTTTTGGTATATTATTTTCTTTTAACAATTTATCAATATCGCGATTTGTTAAGCCAGTTTGGTAAATAATTTCCTGACCGTATAATTTGCCGTCGCTTATTCCAACCTTAACTAAAGTTGTCGGGTCATTGGTAAAACCAAAGTCCATTCCGTATGCAATTTTATCTAAATGTTTTGGCATTTCCTCAACTAAGGAATAATCAAAAACTAAACCCTCTATTTTGCCAGTTTGCCCTAAACCGTAAACGCGCCACAATTGAAAATCTTTATCTTTTAACCTTTTGATACCCTCAACTATTGAATCGCTTATAAACGGGTTATGTTCATAGTTTGAAATAAAATAAGCCGTATTACTTTGAGGTATCACTTGCGTATGTACCCAAAATTCAAAGTTCGGGTTATAATCTATAAAAATGCGTTTTGAGGTTCTGAGTTCAAGTTCTGAATAAATTGTATAATCAATGCCGTTTGCTTCATTTATAAAAAGATAATCGCGCTTACCGTTTTTGGCATCTTGACTATTTTCATAACTTGCAAACTCAATAATTGAGTTATTTTTAAAATAGTAAATTTTATCTGAGGAATTGTATTTTGTTATTTGGCTTTGAATATAATCGCTTGAATTAATTATATTTTGAGAATCCCTAATTGCGCCTCTTTTTAGGTTTGGTATATCTTGACCTACAATTGTAATTGTTTGGTTTGGCTGGGTTATGGCTAAGGTAAATAAAACTTGCAATATTGAATAGGTTTTACCGCTTGATGTACCGCCTTGATTTACACAAATAACGCGCTTGTTTATATCAATATTTGAATACCGCTCAGGGTATAAGTTCCATAAAAACAATGCGCTTGTTTTCATTATTCGGGTTTGTACGGCGTTGTTTTATCGCCAGTTATAACGTTTATTGAAAAGTCTAATTTTTCGCCGTCTGAGCCGCTTATTTCTGTTTTTTGTGTAGGTTTCCCGTAGGTATATGCCAAAAGCATTTCAGTTGCTTTTAAATCGCCTTTTAAAGCCTTATTAACAATAACCGTCATAAGCCCGTCAATAAGTTGCTGGTTGTTTTTTTCTTGCGTTAATAGGTTTGATATAACCTCTTTAATATCGCGCAATTTACCTTTTGGTCTTCCCTTTAAATTGCGTCTATTGTCCTCGCCTTTTTTAAATGATTTAAGGTTTTGTGGATTCGGCATTATTCACAGTATTATCACAGTTTTTTAATTGCATTTTTTCTTTATCATAAGATACGGAACAAATCGCAAAACGTTGAGATTGGTCGGGATATTCGTTTAACATTATTTCGTCACTCATGCAACGCTCAATAAATTTATCAGCGGTTTCGGCTGGGTTAGGTTTAGGTATAGGCATATTATTTTATTAAGTTTAAAAATTCGTTCCTTGCTTTTTCATCATCTTTAAATACGCCAATCATTTTACTTGTCTGAGTCCAAGTATCATGTTTTTTTACTCCTCTCATGCACATACATAAATGCTGCGCTTTTAAATTTACTGCAACGCCTTTTGGCTTTAATTCATTTTGTAATCGTTCTGCTATTTGTGTTGTAATTCTTTCCTGATTTTGAAAACGATTTGCGTATAAATCAACGGCTCTTGCTAATTTAGATAATCCAACAATTTTATCATTTGGTATATAGGCTACATTTGCAAAACCAAAAAAAGGCGCGGTATGATGCTCGCAAATTGAATAAAAAGGTATATTAGTTTGTAGTATCATTTCGTCAGTTCCCTCCGCATCAAAGGTTGTAAAATTAAAAATTTTTGGCTCTAAAAATTCGCGCATGAATTTTATATACCTTTTTGGCGTTTCTATTAAACCCTCTCGGTTTGTGTCTTCGCCTAAATGTTTTAATATTTGTTGAAAATGCCACTCAGGAGAATTTACAATATATTCCATATTTTATGATTTTGTATTGATAATTTCCAGTTTGGATTTTTTAAACAAAGTTCAATGCAATGTTTTAAATTTTCTGAGTTAATTGTAAAACCGTCTGAATGAGGACTTAAAAAATAATGGTCTGCCGTTATGCTTGGATTTGGTATTTCTTGCCCTTTGTGTCTTACATAACGCAACTCTGATACATGATTAAAATTTTTCTTTATAACATGCTCGGCAACCTTTGGAGAAATTGTAATAAAATCAATATTGCTTGGAGCTGGATGTAAACCGCTGGTTTCAATTGTTTGATAATATCCATTATTTTTAAAAAATTCTATTATATCAAAATTTAATTGGTCTAAGGGTTCGCCGCCCGTCCAAGTTATTTCTTTACAATTATATTCTTTTATTATGTTTAATAAATTATCAATTGATATATTTTTTCCCGATTCAAACTCAGTATCGCATTTAATACCTAATTGATAACATGCATTTTTTGCTTTACAACCTTGCAATCTTATAAAAATTGTAGGCGTTCCAACTCTTATTCCCTCACCTTGCAAAGAGTAAAATATTTCAGAAATATTAAGGCTCATATATTATATTACTTGATTTTGTTTCTGCTAATTCTATTTTTATTATTGGCAAATTTGTTTCATTTTTAATTTGATTAAATAGCCAAATACTTAGGTTTTCAACTGAGGTTTCAAAAGGTAATTTTTTTATTGGTTCGTTTGCCAGTTCTAAAATTTCAACCAATGGGTCATTATCATAAATTAAAAACCAATGGCAATAACTTTTTATAATTGGCTCAACTAAATTATCAATATCTGAGAATAAAAAAGATATACCGTTTTCATTTATTTTATCAAATTTAAAATAACATTTAACGTTATATGTATGCCCATGAATGCGCCCGCATTTTTCACCGCCCGCCTTATTTCTATGCGCCGCGTAAAAATGATATTTTTTTTCAATTACCATTTTTCTTGCAATTTTAATTTTTTAAAAATAATCCAGTACCAAAAGAAACCTCCAAATAATTTTAATACAAATTGACTAAATGTTATAATGATATTTATTTCATTGAATGCGATTAATTGAAATATAAAGGAATCAATAATAATTGCTATTGCATCGCTACCGTTTACCTTAATAAAATAAGATTTATTTATAAATATTTGATAAAATAAACTTGCAAAAACCTGAGCAAATAAAAATCCTATACAACTTGCTAAGGCAATATTAAAAGTATTAAAATTTATAATGTAGGTTATAATTGAGGATAATAAAACTAATAACCCTAATTTAAAAACTAATTTTTTACCTTTAAATTTTTCATGAAAAAAACATCTCATGATAAAATCAAAAGGAACTAAAAATAAAGAGGAAAATATTAACCCTATACTTCCAAAATATTGAACTAATAAATTAGCAAATACAAAAGCAATAATATAAATTATATAACTTATCATATCCAACCTTTTTGTTTTGCTTCATAATAACCCTTAACTCTCAAATCAGTTGCTGGATTGTTATTTTCTCCCATTCCCCACTCATTTAATTTTGTCGAACCGTTATAATCAGTTAAGGTATCTTTTATAATAATATTCAAACAATTTAATTCTTTAGCCAGTTTCCAAGTCTCCGCTTTTGTTAAATACATTAAAGGTGTATGAATACGAATATCATTTATACCTATTCCCAATGATAATGTTAATTGCATGGCATCTATTGTATTTCGCCTACAATCGGGATAACCTGAATAATCGGTTTGACATACACCCGTAATAATATCATTTATACCTCTATTTGCTGCAAAACTGCCCGCTATTGAAAGAAATAATAAATTTCGCCCAGCAGTAAAGCTCGCTGGTAAATCTTTGTTAATATGAGAATTTTTATAGTGGTCTGTTTTTTCAGTTAATGAACTCGGAGCAAGTAAATTTTTTATATTAAATATTTGAAATTCGACATTTGCGTCTTTTGCTATTTTTTGCGCTTGTTCCAATTCTTTTATATGCATCTGCCCGTAATCAAAACCAATTGCGCAAACCTCAGTAAATTGTTTTTTTGCCCAATATAAACAAGTTGTAGAGTCTTGACCGCCACTAAGTAAAACGATTGCTTTCATAAATTATTTTCTGCGTATTGTGAAAATTTTAACCACTCTGAAAAATTATGTATAGCGCCCTCCTTACTTTTTAATCTTAACCCTTTTGGTTGTATTTTAATTATTGTTTCGCCATTAAATTTATATAAATAACCGCCTCTATTCCCATAAACCCAAGCCGTCGAATCAACTGAATAAAATTTATACTTTTTTAAACCTTGCAGATTTGTAAAACCTAAACCATGAACTTTACAATTATTTTTATAAGCAATCTTTAATAATGGTTTAAAAATATCATATTCAGTACGTTTTATTTCTTGAGTCACTATTCCACCAATCGCTACATAATTATAATTTTTTGTCATTTGTTCCCAATAGTCTAAACCTCTACTTTTATGCCAAACGGGTATACATTTTTTATTTGTCAAATTTTCTAATTTTATTCTTAATCTTTCAACCTCTTTTAAACCTACGACTGAGTCTATATCTAACTCAATAAATAAATCTATATTATGCTTATTTATAAAATCTGCGTATTGCTCAATATAATTGTCCCAATTAACATTTGCTTTTGCCCCGTTTAAATAAGTAAATGCGCCTGAATCCAATAAAAAATTTTTGAAAAAAGGTTTTAATTTATCAATCCATTCGCTTTGGTCTTTTATATAAAAATATGATTCTAAAATATACGGTCTTGTATCATTAAAAACAAAATCTTTTGCTTTACCTTGTATACCAGCTAAATATAATTTCATATAATTTTCACTTCCTGTTTTACCCCAGCCATGACAACCAGCCCCCGCTAAATATAATTTCATTGTTTCCTCAAATATAAAAGGTCTCGAATAAGTACCAGCCAAATATAAATTCATAAAATATTTCCAAAATTCTTTTAAATTACCAGCGTTTAAAACGCCAGCTAAATAAACAATCATAGCCCAAGTAATTTAAAAAATATTTGCTCTTTGCTACCTGAATGTTTTTTTAATTCGTTTTCAATTGCGTTATAATCGTCCTCAGTATATTCCAAAACGATTTTAAATTTTTGTTCCTTTTCAGTATTATCCTCTTCAAAAAAAGAATCCAAATCAATTTCTGAATTATCAAAATTTGGTACATCTAAACCCCAAAATTGTAACTGTTCATAATCCCACTCATTTGCTAAGGCATCCCAATCCTCTGAACCATAACTTACATTGTCTTTAATAACGATTGCTTTCAATTGGTCAATTGTAAAACTGCTGGGTATAATTTTGCATGGTATTTCTTTAAAATTTAACTCCTGAGCAACTTTAAACCTCATATTGCCCGCAAGTATTACAAAGTTATTTTCATGCGCATATACAAGCAATTCCCTTGCGCCTAAAAACTCAGGGTTTTCCTCAATGCTTGCTTTTAATTTTAAATATTTATGGTCTTTAATAATGCGTGGGTTTTTTGGCAATCCGTCAATTTGCCCGTTGTTATTAACCAGTTTTTTAATCGGGATTAATTCGCTTTTAATTAGTTCAATCATATTTGCTTAGTATAAAATTTATTACTGAAATATTACGCTTTGTTATAACCTTTGAGGATTCTAAAAAATGTTTAACCTGACTTTTGCGTGTCATAGTAACTAAACCATTTGCTTTGCGCCTTTCGTTTTCCTCAGATATTTTTTTTTCGAGGTATTCAATTAATGGTTTAATATCCATGCGAAAAATTTTTTACAACGTATTCGCGCGCTTGTTCGGGCGAATCAAAAATTATATCTGCCTTTTGAAATATTCTTAATCTATATTTATTTTGCGCATTGCGGGAAATATACCCTATTAATTTATTGCCATGATATACTTCAAACTCATGATGCGTTTGTAATCTTTTGCCTAAAAATTTTAACATAAAAACATATTATCTGAATAGCCAAAAATATAGTTCGGGTTAATATTATAAACCTCTGCCAGTTGAATTATCATAGTTATACTTACATTTCTTTTATTGGTATTTATGTAATATATAATGTGATTGTATGAGTTAATGCTTTTGGCAAATTGTGATATATTTTTAACCTTATGAGATTCTAATAAATGATTTACAATTAAATTAAACCTTTCATTCATTGGTATTAAATTTATTTAATAAATTGCAATAGTAAAACAATTTGTTTAAAATTAAAAATTAATTTATGAGCCATTTAAAAATTTGCGTTTCGGTTGTCGCTGAATTAACAACCGCCATTGCTAAAGTTACTGAGGATAAAAAGGTAACATTTGGGGAAATATTAGGGCTTGCGCCTGAAATTTTAAGAATACCGTCTTTTGTTGCAAACCTATTGCCAGCAATTGAGGAACTAAAAAACGGCATAACGCCTGAATACCAAATCGAGATTGAACGCGAGGTTGCAAAAAGACTTGATTTGAGAAATGACAATACTGAGGAAATTGTTGAGGCTTGTATTAATTGGATTGTTTTAACCTCATCAACTATTTTAACCATTGTAAAAAAATCAAAAGAGTTAAAATAAAAAAAGGGGACTTTTTCCCCTTGTGAATCATGTTTTACCCCTTTAAAAACTAATTGAAATTTAAAATTACTCATTCTTGATTAAATCTTTGTTTTTTTCCTTTACTATTTTTTCCAGTTGGTCAATAATATAATCAATATTTGCGATTTGCTTTTCTAAGGTTTTGCGGGCTTCATGCAATTCGTTAATTGATATGATAAGGCTTGCAGTTTCTTTTTTCATAAATATATTTTAAAAAGGTAAATCGGCTCTATTATCAACACCGTTTTCAACTGAGGTTATAAAATCAATTTGCCATGCATCTAAGGTATTAAATACATTTCCAGTTGAGGACTTATAACCTTTGAGGTTAAAATTTACGCAAACTTTGCTACCTACATTTTCAGGGCGCAATTTATCGGTTTTGTTGAATAGTTGAAAAACTACCAGCTGAGGATATTGCCCGCTTGTTTCCAAAATAAATTTTCTCTTTTGGTTTGTTCCGATTTCCTCAATCGGCATAACCTCTTTAACGATTCCCTCTATTTTTAAATTCATGATTTTTATTTTTAATGTGAAAAAAAAACGGTTTGAGGATAACCGTAAACCTTGTATTTGTTATTCTTTTATGATTGACCAAAAATTTGTAATTTCTGTATGGTTTGAAAAACTTTCTTTATTATAAGTTTCTAAATTTAAACACTCAGTGTAATTACCCCACTTATCTGAATATTGTCTTAATACAACAAAATCAGTATCGTCAGCGGTTACGCTTCTATTAAAATTAATTACAGTACCTACGGTTAAATCTGCCATTGTTTTTACTTGATTTTCCATAATAATTAAAACATTTTATTAAAATGAAAAATAATTGCCTCATCAGTTAAACCGCCTACAAAAAAATCTATTTCTCTTAATGCAGCTTCCATAAAATCTACTGTTAAAATAAATTCATTTAGCCTAAATTGAAAATCATCCATTGTTCTAAATTCTTTTGCATTTACCATTGATTTAAACTCTACTTGAAATTTTCCAGTTTTGTGAGTTAATTTTGTACCTTTTTCCATTTTTTTATTTTTTGATTGTTATTAATGTATAACAAAGATATAAAATATTTTTGATATTTAAAACATTTTGGTAAAAAAATTAAAAAGTTTTTTTCATTGTTTTAAAACATAGCATAAACGCATCGCGTTTGTCTTGTTCGGTTATATTCCCTTTGTAGTTTTTAATCTGAGTAACGCCCAAATTATTAGCAAAGAATCTAAACTCTTTATCTGTTATTTTTCTGCCTTTTGCCATTGGGGAATACTGAGCACAACTATATCCAAACTTTTCTATTATATCAACCGTTATTTGACTAACCGCCTGATTCGTCCCAACGTTCCGAGATTTACGCGCAGTTACCTTTTTACTGCCAGTCATGTCAAAGGTTATATTTTGCAAGTTTGAATTTTCAACGCTAAAAATTATATCCCTTTCTTTATTGTTTGCAATCCAAATAATAAAATCGGCAAAATATTCATAGGTAATAAAATCTATTGTATGCCCGTCAATAATGCACATGCAAAACCCTTTTTTCCTGAATGCTGGGTCAATCCCTATATAAATACTTTTCATTGATTGTTTTTGATTCTTTATAAATTATTTTCCAGTATGTTTTGCGCTCTGAGTACCCGCTCATATTATTGCAAGACTCAACGCATTTTAATTTTGGATAGTGTTTTTTCATAAATAACGCATGGTCAATATATGATAAAAATACCAAAGGGTAAGCCCTATATTTTGTACAATATGGCGTTTCGTAATAACCGCCGATAAAAGTATTTTTATAATATTTTATTCCGAAATGATTATTTGAATATTGCGCAATCTTTGAAGTTCCAAAACCTGATTCAATTACTGCCTGAGCCATTTGTACCTCTGCGGGAATACCAGTTAATTTTTCGCATAACAAAGAATAAATAAAATACCTATTAACGTATTCAGTTTTTGTTTGCGGTTGCTGAGGATAAAAACTATAAAGAAATAAGATAATATAAATCATACTATTTTAAATATTCAAAAACTAATAATTTGGAATAAATGCGCGTTGCTGAATCTTTAAAGTTTTGGTTTTCTAAACCCGAAGTAATTTGCTCTAAAATATTGCGCGCGCTTTTCGCCTCAAATATTCTATTTGTATTGCCAGCAATTAATTGAAATTCGCGTTTGCTGAGTTCCTTTGCTTGTTCCCAAATTTGAACTTTACGCTCATGCGCAATATTTAGTAAATTGTTATCAATCAGAATTTGACAATAATAGGTAGGTATTTGTTCGTATGATTCGTATAAGTTTTTCCCTTTTGCCTCAGACAATTTTTTTAATACCTCAACCCTATGCAATGCGCTCAACTCACTTATTTTTTCATTGCGTTTTTGTTCTGCATTTTGCTTTTCAAATTCTTGCTGAGTTTTAAAAATTACTTTGTTTCTATAATTCCCGTATGCCGTTAAAATATCGCCAAGCATGGCAATTGTAAACGTTCCAAAATACGCTTTCATATCTATACCGTCAAAGTAATTTGCGCTTGACATGGCAAAAGCCTCTTTTATTTCTTCAATGCCTAAATATGAATAAAATTTATAAACAAAGTTTGTAGCCTCCTGAAACAACAACTCAGTTGTTTTGCTGGTCTGCATACCACAATAAATTGAGGAACAAATTGCCAGCGTTGCGCTTACGTTTAACGCGACATCTTTTTTATCCATTTCTGAAATTGGGTAACCGTCGGCCTTTAATATCAATTTTAACCTTTGAGGTTTAATATCCAAGTTTGTCGCTATCGATTCCAAAAGCCGTATTTCTGATAAAATCGGTAAGTTCTTGTTTTGCGTTGTTAATTCCATTTTGATTAGTTTTATTAGTTTTTATAAATGTACCTT